GGTTACGATCAACAATACAATCAGCAGTCTCATTAAATGTTATTGTGTCGGATAAAAATCGTTTTATCGTGTGGTCGGAGATTAGAATCTCATAAAATTGTCGTGTGACTCTTAAATCACTATCGCCTCGCCCCAATACATCTAATTGCTGGCGTGTAGTTCGTAAACTACCGCCCCCAACTCCAAGGGATTCGATAAATTGGCGCGTGGTTCGTAAACTCATTATCCGACCTCAAAACCAAATTGAGCGGCGTTAAGATTGGTAACATCCCAGGCTGTGCTGGTGTTAGGATCGGTTTCACTAATATTACTTTTTGTGATATAATCAGTGGAACTAATAGTCTGTGCTGCCCCCGTTTCCTCGGTACCCCCGGATTTTATGACTGTTTTAAGGTCTACAGCATTTACATCTGTAACTTTACAAGTCGTATTGATAGCTACTCCATGAATGCTAGTTAAAACTGAAACTGAATCATATTCAAATAAATCTCTGTGGCCGGTGGTATTATCTTCAACATATGTCGCGTCATCATCGGCTAAAGCGCCGTCAGCAACGACTAAGTAATGATCCCCATTAGCAGGGTATCTAGTAGACCAGTTTACTGAATTATCACCGTTAGGGCTGCTAACTAATGTTCGGCAGGGGCCTAAGAAATCATTATTAAGAATTCCTGAACCGTCGCAGATATAGTAGTCATCAAAATAACAATTAAAATCATATCCAAGCCTTATTTTATTATAGTAGGCATGTGCTCCTACCTGTGTGTCAAGACTCCCATCACTAAGAACCGAGGCATTATCTATTTTTACTTCGTACGTACCACCAGAAGCAGCACATTTAACTTTAAATTCTAGATAGTAC